TATTTATACAATATACTTCTTTCATCCTATTTCACCTTATTTCACTTACGCATTTACACACATATCGAATTCTTCCCCCGTGAAAGAGGTCATTCTTCTACCCATTCTTTCGCCAGCTCGTAAATTCGTTTTGGGCGTCCTCCTGTATCAATATCAACGACTTTGACTTGTTCTGATTCCTGTAGCGTTCCAATTATTTGCTCAAACAATCGTGCATTTAGCTTTGTTCGCTTTAAGAGCACTGAATGGACGATTGATCCACCTGCGCTCTTGATCTTCCGAAGTACTTTCAGTGCTTCCGCGTGAAATGGATTCCCTGCCACGTTTTCGGCCAGTATTTCGATCATGCGACGCGTCAGCCATTCCGACATCTCATAACCCCAAGAAGCGGCTTCCGAGTCAACCACGGGGCTTTCTGGCGCTTTTGAGCATGCATAGATCAACGCCAGCTTATCCGCATTCTGCCCTGTGCGTGTCCATAAGGTTTTTGCTGGATTATCGCCCATCGCCGCCATTTCAATGTGCTCTTTATCGCAGAACGAATCGGCAATTGCTTCCGCTTCGTCGGTAGTCGGTACAATAGCGGGATCCGGGGCAATGTTCCCGCCGCCGGGGTTGAACATGCCCCACCACGTTGCCCTATCAACAATCGTCGCCGGGATACCGGCAAGAGCAATCCGGCGACGGATCGGATTCGCGCCGTCCGCGTCGAAGATTAAGGTCCGAGCGAGAAAGCCATCCGTGACCGCCTCTTCGGTCAAGCCTTCGTACAGGGATCCGGGGACCGTCGTGCCATACATGATCGCATGCGGCATCAAAACGCGCTTCCCGCCTTTGTCCACATCCGCGTAACGATCTGACTCGTACACCCCTCCCGCGGACGTGTAAAGTGTCATCAATTTAGTTATGATTTCGTATTGATGCGGATTTTGAACACCGACATTCGCCGACTTGATAAACCGCCCATATTCATCGACCTGAAACAGGATCGATGGTTGAATAACAAGAGCGTTCACAAGCGCCGACCCCGATTTAATGCCTTCCGCCTGTAGCGCCGAAAGCTCGGATTCAAGAAGAATCTTTTTGTTAATTTGTCGAGCGTGATCCTTGCCCGCGCCGGATTCAGCAACGCCGCATATATAGAGGTTCGGGCATGTCCCTGCGATGCTTCGCACCTTCCTGGCACATAAGACCGCCTGAAGCGCGATCGCACCAGCCAAGGCAAGCACCGGTTGTGGCTTTGGGGCAGTCGCCAAATTGAACGCCATCACCTCGCCGATGAATCCCGGAACATCAAGGAAGCGCTCGGGGAATATGGCCGTTTTTTTTAGGGAAGAGCGCGTTCCCAACGATTCAAAGAACGGAGTGAGATCGACGTTACGAATTTCGTCGGCTACTAGCGACGTGTTTAAACAACCCGGATTCTTTTTCGCGTAGTTGTGAGCGTTTCGGATCAGTTTCGCATATTCTTCCGGTCCATAATCCTCTTCGATCGGCGGGTTATTGTTACCGTAATCCCAATCTCTTAACATGTCTTGCGCATATGTATCCGAAACACCGATATCGTTAACAAGTACGCAAGCCACCCGAAAGCCTGTGTTCGTCCGTCCGCCAGGAGCGCTCCCCTCAATTGCCGAAATATAGGCTTTCGCCTTTTTCAATTTCGCGTCTTCAGGGAGTTCAATCGGCTCTCGTTTTTCGGTTTTAATTGATGATAGGCTCGAAAAAAAAGGCGCGAAATCGTCAAGCGTATAAATCGCGTCCGGGACTGTTCTGTAGATGAAGCAATTAGCTATCGGTTCTTTGTGATTAATGAAGCCGGGTAGCCGAAGGATTCGTGCCGGGTCTTTCACGGAAGGATCAATCAAGTCTTTTGTCTCTTCCAGCGTTATGAAATGCCGTACAAGTCGCGCATTCGCATCATGCAACGCATCGCGTTCGATGAATGATGAAAGCCGAAAATATATGTGCGTTCCGTGTCCGCTGTTGACGATCATAGTCGGAACAGGAAAACCGGCGTTTTCAAGGATGAATTCAATCGCTTCCGGTGTTGTGTTGTCGAAGTCTGCAAACAGGACACGACCGCCGAGCACGTCTTCAGCTTTACCGCCGCCTTCCTTGTTGCGAGGAAGAACACCCATATATAGGTTATGCCCGCGTTCATTCTCTTCGCGAAGACGCGGAACGATGGCATGAAGATCGTTCGCCTTGATCCATTCGCGAGTAGCACCCCACAATGGGATCGGGCGAATTTCGATTAAATCATCCGGCAACCACAAGATCGATACGAACCGCTCTATCTCCCTAGTTGCGTCAAGTGCTGTTGTCACGCGGCCCCCTCGCATTTTACAAGTTGCGTCAAGTGCTATTGTCACGCGGTCCCCTTTTTACAATTCGTCCCATATGCCTTATTAAATGTCAAACGACCTCAGTGAAACGACGGTTAAAAATCCGACCCCAAGGCTTCAAGCTGTTTTGCGTATTCGAGAAGTTCTTCACGACGACCGTATCGTCCTGCTAAATAGAGTTCCATTTTTATCTCCTAAAAAGGCAATTCCCCGAATTCATCAAACCAATGTCCAGCCGGAACGGCTTCAGCTTCTGTGCCGAATTCTACTTCGTCTTCGAACGCGATTCTGTCAAGTCGAATAAGTTCACAATCAACGTCTGCAATCGTCGGCTTGTATTCGTCAACGTCATAACCGATGATTTTCGGAAATTTCTCTCCGGTGATTTCTCGCACTGTAATCACATTCGTCTTTGTAAGCGCACCCGCTTTGGCAAGCTGAACCGCCGCTGCTGTCGTCTTTGGGGTTGGAACACGCGAACGGTCGCGCCACCATTGTTCGAATTTCTGTCTGGCGAATCCTTCATGCTCCGGGCAAACCCATTCTTTGCGGAATGTCGCCATCAAATCAGACGAACGATATTCAACCCGCATGGACCGCGGCGCTTCCGGATCGTCTTCCGTTCCTTTCTTGACGTGGACAAAATAGGACACTTCTTCAATGTCAATCTCTTCGGTTGTGATCTCTCCGGATATGATGCCAGCCCGACCGGCCTTCTCTTGATGCTTCGGCTCTGGCGGCGGAAATTCGAACCCGCATTCCGGGCAAACGGCGTATCCGGCAAAGACGACAGCAGCGCATGCCGGACATTCCTTCGCCGGGGCTTCACCATCACCGCTGTTGTTCTTGTCTGTGATTTTGATCGCATCGATCGGCCCATGCCGAACCGCATTTTCGCCGTAGTCGAGAACGGCGCATTCCTTTTTCGAGTCATGAAGGCGAAGTCCACGCCCCACCATTTGATAGTAGAGTCCGGGCGAAAGCGTCGCCCGCATCAAGGCGATCGCGTCCACGTTTGGCGCGTCAAAGCCGGTAGTCAAAACATTGACGTTAACAACCCAACGAAGCGGACCGAAGACCGATTCTTCGCGTTTGAATCGCTTCAGGATTTCCGATCTTTCGTCCTTCGGCGTGTCACCAGTAACCAGCCCGACTTCTTCGCCTGTCGCGTCTGCAATGATGTCGCGAATATGATTTGCGTGCTTTACCGATGACGCGAAGATAAGGATTGAATGCCGGTCTTTACATAGATCGATTGCTTCTTCGCATGCCGCGTAGACGATCAATTCCATTCGTTCGGCCATTTCGCCTTCGATGTATTCGCCGCCCCGTGTGTGGACACCGGTAAGATCGGCATGAACCGCGCCAGCCCGCGTCTTTACCGGTGAGAGCCAGCCTTGCGAAATCAACGTTTTAACATCGATATCATAGCAAATTTCAGAAAGGATATGATCTTCGCCGCAAATGTAACCGCAATCGAGCCGGTACGGAGTAGCGGTCAAGCCGACGATTCTAGCCTTGGGGTTAACCATAAGCGCATGCTTCAGGAAAGTCCGATACATTCCGCCATCATGCGCCGGGATCAAATGCGTTTCGTCAACGATAATTAGATTAAATGCGCCAAGGGATCCGGCTTTCTGGTAAACGCTTTGGATGCCTGCTACAATCACCGAATGATCGGTATCGCGTGAGTTCAACCCGGCGGAATAGATGCCCACCATTTCATGGGGAAGGAACACTTGCAGTTTTTTCGCCGCCTGTTCGAGCAATTCCTTGACGTGCGCGAGAACCAGGACTCGCCCGCCCCATTGTCCGGCCACATCGGCACATATCTCGGCCAGGAGCGGCGTCTTGCCTGCCCCTGTCGGAAGCACCACGCATGGATTGCCGGTTTCGTGCGTTTCGAGATATCGATAGGTTGCCGCTTTAGCCTCGGCTTGATACCATCTCAGGTGCATTTTCTTTGCTCTCCATATCGAACAAGATCGACTCTTCGGCGCGACGCAAAGACCGGATGCTTTCGCTCGCAATCAGTAGTTCTTCCCTTGGTGTGAAATTATGATTCGCGAACCATGATGCCGTCCGTCCCTCGACAGGATAAAGGAATACAAAGTCGTTAAGCGCTCTGGCGTGCTTCTTGATTTCTGGCTCTGTCATGCGTGATCCCCTCCTTGATTGTCATTCCGTCATAATAGGCGATCGATTCGAGCGCCTTCCGCTTTAGTTCTCGCGCCCTGGCGATGCTTGGCTC